AACACCGGGCCCAGGATGGGCAGCATGTCCGGGCCGGTCACCGCGAACACCCGGCCCGCCCCCTTGGTGGCCGTATAGATCTTCGACACCGCGTCCCACAGGCTGGCGGCCACCCCGGCCGCGGTGGCCGCCCCGGTGGCGATGGGCACCCCGGCCGTCGAACCGGTGTCGAACGCCGAGCAGGCCGCCGCCTCGGTTTGCACCGCGTACTGGGCGGCCAGATCGTTGATGATCGTGTCCAGAATCCCGGGGACCGAAAAATCGGTGTTCTGACGGCTGACATTCACGTAACCGCCGTAGGTGGCGGCCGTGGCCGTCAGCTTGGTGATGGTCATCTTCTGGCTGACGAGCTCGGCTTTCTCGGCCGACTGGGCGGCCACACTGGTGTGCTGGGTCACCTTGGGCCGCGACCACGTCTGGGACGGCATGTTCCGCGGCCCCAGCTGGGTGACCACCGTCCGGTTGGCGTCGATGAACGACACGACCGGGGCGATGATCGGCGTCGGGATCAGCCCCGGGTTGTCGCCGGTAGTCTGATGGGAGGCGGCCCGATGAAACACCTCGAGGCGTTCGGCCGCGGCGTGCTCGCCCAGCCCGGCCCGCCACTGGTCGAGAATGTATTCGCCGGCCGACCGGTACTCGACGGCCTGGGGCCGCTGGCCTTCCCGGTCGCGCATGTACTGGCTGATTTCGGCCAGCCGCGACGTGGACGTCTGGCCCACCCGGCGGGCCTCGATGAGCGGCTCCAGGTTCGAATTGCATTCGGTGATGCGGTCCCGGGCCCGGGTCACCAGCTCCATCTCGGAGCCGTTCAAATCGCGGTTGTCGTTCTGGGCGCCCTCCACCAGGCCGTCGATGAACTGTTGGCGTTCGTCGATCTCGGCCGCGTAACGGGCAAGCATCTGATCTGTGGCCCTCATAGGGGGCTCCTTCCAAACACGCAGACGGGTTTATGGACCCCACGCGTCCGTGGTGTTTGGCGGCTTTCCCCTTCAACCTCCCGGCCCGCCCGGCGGGGTCATCACGGGAGATAGATCCGGCTACCGGACGGTGACTATAGCCGTCCCAGACGGTCGTAGGCGGCTTCGGCGGCCCAGGCCCGGACCAGGTCCAGGTTGGGGGTGGCCGGCCGCTCCTGCGGGACTGCAGCCACCTCTGCGCTGCCTCGGACGGCGAGAACCCGGGCGTCGCGGTAGGCCGGGTCGGGGGTCATGGCGATATGGCCCAGCCAGGCCCGGGTGATCCGCCGCCGGCCGCCGCCGTCCTCCCATTTTTCGCCGCCCGCCTCGATGGCGAACCCGGCCGAGGCGTCCAGGATCTCCTCGTCGGCCAGCTGCAACGTCTCGTCCCCCAGCGGGGTGCGGGCGATGCGCACCTCGGCCACCAGGCCCGCCTCGGCGTCGGGGTGGAAGGCGGTGGCCCGGCCCACCACCCGTTTCAGGTCATGATCCCGGTTCACGTTCACCCGGTGCCGTTCGGCCCGAATGTTGCCGAACGCCCCCCGCGAGACGATCTCGCGGATGAGACGGCCCCGATGTTCGACCACCGTCTCCGACTCGTACGGCATGACCACCAGTTCGATCGACCGCTGCGGGAACGAAACACCCGAAACGGTGGCCTGCCGGTACTCGAGGTCGGTCATCCCATCACCCCCTGATGTATCGGTGTGCCCGTCTCGGCCTGGTCGAGACGTTCCGCGGCCCGGATCTCGTCCACCGACAGGACCGGCCGGCCGGTGACCGGATCCCGGATGTTGTTGTAAATCTGGGCGGTCTGGGCCCGCACCAAAGGTTCGGGCTGGACGTAGGCGTCCCGGTTGACCTCCACCGTCGTGCCCCGCGGCAACGCCCAGCCCGACAGGGCGCCCATGACCGCCTCCGCTTTGGGGCGCAGACCGGCCCGCCAGTGGTAGTCGAACAGCATGGTCACGTTCGAATAGGTGAGCGGATCACCCCCGGACGGCAGGCCGACCAGGGTGGGCGGCACACCGAGAAGGACCGCGATGCGGGATTCGTTCCAGCGGGACAGGTCCACCAGGGCCATCTGCTCCGGGTTGAGCTGGACCGACTCCCAGGTCACCCCGCCGGACAGGACGGCCGGCAGGCCCGGCCCGGCCGTGCGGGCCGCCACCCACTGGGCTTGCAGGTCGGCGGCCTGGCCGGCGGTCAGCTCATCGGGGTGGGTCAGGATCGACGACAGCACCCCGCCGTTGGCGGCCACGTTGTACCCGTAGGCGGCCAGCACCTGGGCCGCCACCAGCCGCAACTGGCCCACCATGAGCGGCCCGACGCCCCGCACGTCGGCCACCGACCCCGAATAGCGGATTTGCAGCATGTCGCCATCGGGGACGGGGCTGTCGCCGATCCGGAACCGGCGCCGGCCGCCGATGACCTCGACGTCGACCCCCCAGCCGGGCACCACATGGAACCGGGCCGGCCAGCCGGTCGCATAGCGGGCCGTGCACACCACGAACGCCTCGCCGGCGGCCTGGTAGTCCCAGAACAGCTGTTTGGCGAACTCGTCCCAGGATGCATAGACGTCGGGGTCGGGGTTGGTCAGCCAGTCGGCGTTGAGGGTGGGGGCGGCGTCGACCAGATACGGGGGCATGGAGGCCAGCACCGACGCGTTCAGGTCGAGGCAGGCCCAGGCCGTGTCGGTCAGCTGCGGCAGCCAGCTGCCCCCCCAGTTCGGGGTCGACCAGTCGGCCGGCCAGCCCGCCCACGGCGACGGGGTCACCCCCATCCCTCCCACCCCGCTACCGGTCATGGCCGCCGGTTCGACCCCCGCCGCCTCGGTCCCGGCCGCCGTGGTGACGGTTTCGCCGCCCGGGGGCCGGATCGACCGTTTCCACAACACCGAACCCAAGTATGACACCGCCGGTTACCGGCCGGTAAGAACCCGGTTCAGCGGACGGCGGGCACCTTGGCCGGGCGGGCCGCGGCGGTCACCGCCCACACCACCGCCCGGACCAGATGGACCGGGCCGACCTGGGCCAACACCAGCCCGGTGGCCGTCTCCCGCACCCGGGCCGCCCCGATCGCCTCGTCCAGGTCCGGGCTGACATCGTGAACCAATCCACCCGAGACGGCCAGGTCGCGCAGCACGGCCAGCCCGGTGCGAGTCTCCCGGGCGCCGGCCGCCCGGTGGGCCATCCCGGCCGGCACCCGATCCGCCAGCGAGGCGCCCACCAGCAGCAAGCGGATCTGGCGGCGGCCCGCCAGGCCGGCCAGGTCGGCCATGGCCGAATCCCAGTCCGGGCACAGCCAGCCGTCCACCTCCAGGCGGCCGTCGTCGAGGCGGCCCACCGCCGCCATGGCCGCCCCGTAGCCGACGTCGTCCTCGACCGCCACCCAGATCGCCCCCTCGGAGCGGACCCCCTCCACCAGGGCCCCATCCCACAGCCCCTCCGGTAGCAGGCTTTCGGTGTTGCCGGCCAGGGGGGCCGGCCGGCGGGGCCACTGGTTCAACCATTGGGCCCGGAACGACGCCACCGGATCAGGTTCCTCCGGGTCGTCGACCTCGCCGGCCGCCATCTTGGCCAGCTGCCGTTCGAGCAGCCGTTCCCGGCCCGGCGTCCAGTGCGGTGACGCGGCCCGCCAGCCGGCCCGGTCGTCCAGATCGGCGCCCTGGGGGGCGGACCATTCGACGAGCAGATCCCCGGCCCCCGACTCGAGCTCGGCCAGGGCGGCCTGGCGGCGGCCCAACATCAGCGACGTGGCCGACCGGTGGGCGGTCGAGATCAGCAGCAGCTGCGGCTGGATGCGTTCCACCATGGTCGGCGCCAGGCCCTCTTCGATGGAGGACTCCCGCACCTTCCACGCCTCGTCGGCGGCCGCCATCGACACCGAATACCCGTACACGGCCTCCTTGGCCCTGAGCATCCACCGCGACCCGTCCTCGAGGACCTCGATCTCCTCCTGGCCGTTCACCTCCCGCACCCGGTAGACGTCACGGTGGGCTTTGGCCCACAGGCGGGCCGGGCGTTGCACCTCCTTGCACACGGCCAGATCCTTCCCCGTGTGCAAAACGTCCTGGGGTTCGCCGAACCGGCCGCCCTGATGGATGCGCCACAGGCACAGCTCCCGCAGCAGCCACGACTTGCCCAGCTGGCGGGCCATCGACAGCAGACACGCCTGCCACACCAGCCGGCCGGCGTCGTCGACCTCGAGCAGCCGGACGGCGGCCAGCTGCTGCCACCAGCGCAGCTCGCGGCCCGACCGGCCCGCCGCCCAGGCCGAGAACTCCTCCCCGAGCGACCCGGCCGCGGCCGGATGCGGCACCGTCATCAGCCGGGGCCACACTGCCCCCGCCGGCGGCGACCGCAACCCGGCCAGCCACGGCACCCGCCAGCGCCGGTCGGCCGGGCCGAGCCCCTCCCGTTCCGGTTCGGGATCCAGCGAGGTGACGTCCACCCCGGGCCGCCACCGGCCCGTCTGAACCAGCTTCCCGCCCTCCCGGTTGCACGGCTCGCAGGACGGGATCAGCCGGCAGCACTGGGTGTCGGGCCGATGCCGGTGCATGGCGATCGGCGGGTCGTGGTCCAGGGTGGTGGCCTGGGCCCGTTTGCAGTGGGCGCACAAAACCGGCGAGCCCAGCAGAAGCCGGCGGGCCCGCAGATAGTGGGCCTCATTCCACGGCTTAACCCCCATAAACCGGACAAGGGGGGAGAAATACGCCCACGTGGCTACCTTTGGGAGTGGCCGCCACTAAAAAACCGCCACCCTTCTACCATCCCCCTGCGACCGTCACCCCCCGGCCCGTCCTGGGGGGGTATCTCACCGTTTGCCACCCCCCCGATGATGGCGGGTGGTGATCGATGGGTACCGGCGGTTGACCGCCTTCTCGACCGTCCGATAGGAGCCGGCCGTCTTCGCCCGGGCCGCATACGACAGGGCCGCCCGGGCCCGCCTCGGCGTGTCGATCGGATAGGCGTTCCGCCCTTTGCCGCCCACCCTCGAACTCTTCGGGTAGACGA